GCATGCCCCCTTGTGAGCACACCAGAGGCATTGCTTGTCGCCGGGGATGCGCGGGGCATCTTGCGACTGCGTGCGGACGATGCCCGGGCGCAGCGCGCGATGGCCCCAATCCCGCAATTCCTCAACGGACAGCATGTCCGAATTGATGCCGCCATTACGCGGCTGCACGATGGTCATCACAACGTGCGTGATCTCGTTGTCCGGGTCGAACTTAGCCAGCGCGCCGAGGGCATAGCCCTTCAGTTGCGGGTTGTTCTCCGCGCTGACGGCATGGCGCAGGCCATACTTCAAATCGACCACATGCAGGAAACAGCCATCGCGGACGATTGCATCCGCGGTGCCGCCCCCGACCTCGCCGATCCAGTTGTCCAGATCCACCCACTGCTCGACATACTGCTGGCCGCGCAGGAAGTTGACATGGTCGACGTAGACAGTGACGAAGTCCGCCATTTCCTGGCTGACGATGTGCCCCAGCGGGAGCCGTTCTCCCACCATGCGCGCCGGGGTGACGCCCGTGGTCAAACAAAACGCGGCCAGTTCATGGGCATCGGTGCCTTCATCGGCGGCCTCGTTTGACGTGCGTGGGTACTTTGCCGTGGCATTCGGCCGGCCCGGACATAGCAGGGCCGCCTCAAAGCCAGACGGTGAAACGCGTGAGTGGACGTCAGGCAATGGCCGCCTCCACCGCTTTAATGACGTCGGGGAACGATGCAGGGTCAAGCTCGCCGACCCCCTTGACGCCGAACTTGGCGAGGATTTCCATGACGCCATCGCGGTTCCGAACGCGGCGCAGTTCAATCATCGCCTCGCGGATGTCATCCTCGCCAACGGTCTTTGCTGGCGCGGGTTCCGGGCTAGGTTCCGGGGTAGGTTCCGGGCTAGGTTCCGGGCTAGGTTCCGGGGTAACGTCCGCCGCCGGGGTTGCGTCAACTCCCCCGGCGGGTTCATGGACGACGACATCAGGGGGAGGAATCGATGCTTTAGGAGCAGCCCCCCTGTCGTTGCCGGCGATGGTGGCTTCCGACTCCACCGGCTGATCGGCTGCGGCTGGCGCAGCGGCTGCAACACCCTCGTCGGGTTTGGGGTACTTGCGCGGCCTGCCTGGGCCGGCCTTCTGTTTCGGTTCTGCCAACGCGGCTTCGGCACGCTGGGCCATTTTGAGGCGCACCATAAATTCAAGCGCGGCTGCGATCCGGTCTAGGGACTCTTCAATCACTTTTTGTTCTCCTGACGTGAAGGTTTGATTGTCTGCCTGCCTGTTTTTAATTGCAAGCATCTGCTTGTAATGACAGGCAAAAAGCGTATGTCTAAAGTAATACGGGGGGGGTGCAATTATTGGGCGGCACTCCCTTGTCTACGCAGGCTGACGCCTGTACACACGATCGTAAAAAATAATCATCTCGGTGTGTGATGGCGCGCGGCCGAACAGTGCATAGAGCACCGTGCGGAGCGCGTTGAGGCGGCGGGATGTGAACATGGTCAATCCTCCATCAGTTCGTTGATTTTCTCGTGCAGGGTGATCAATTCCGCCTCCAGTGCCTCGATGCGGTCGAATGCCGCCTCGACATCGCGGCGGACGGTGGTTGCGTCTTTGGTGTCGATGTTGCAGTCATCCAAAGCCTTGATGATCGCGGAGCACTCAGCCATCTCTTCCAGCCGTTCGAGCAATGCCTCCTCGACCTTGGTATGCGGGCCGATCAGGTTGATGTAGGTGACCAACTCAGCGTCGGTCAGGGCGGGCAGGTAGATCATGGTTTTTCTCCGTTGATTGCGTTAAGAAGTTCCAGCACATTGCGCAGCCGGGTACGCTCGGCCGCTGCTGCGGCTGCAGCCAGGCACTGCTCCAGGCCCTTTTCACGGTGATGCGTGAAGTAGCAGATGACCTGCTGGTTGATGCGCAACTCGTACTCGTTCGGGCCTGCGCTCGTCGGGCTGGGTGTGATGTTGCGGATGATGATCGACACGATTAACTCTCCAGGATTTCAACGATGACAGTCCTCACCAACGTGCCGGAGTCCTTAAACGCGCCGTCCGGCAACGCCTCGATTTGCCCGCCGCGATCCTCAATCAACGCCCGGAAGTCTTTGGTCAGGTTGTTGTCGCGGAAACTGACACTTGCGGACATCACGGAAACGAGCGCACCGCCTGGTTTCAAAAACTTCAGAGCATGATTGACGTGCTTGATGTCCGCCTGCTTGGCAAATGGGGGGTTCATCACGATGCGGTCATATTCCGGCACCGGGGTGACCTCCAAGAAGTCGCCGCGCGTCACGCTACTGAGCCGTGTATCCGCACACAGCGCGGTGTAGTTGGCTTCCATCAGTTCAACACAGTCCACGCTCGCCCCAAGGTCAGCGCAGGCGAAGGCGATCGCCCCGCGCCCGGCACTCGGTTCAAGAACGCGCATGCCGCGCTCGATGTTCGCCAGTTCCAGCAACCGGGCCACTACAAACGGCGGCGAGGGGAAATAGTTGAACTCGTCCTTGGGTATCTCGACCTCGCCGGTCAGGATGATCTGGTCGATTCGGTCGAAAGCTTCCGACTCGAAAACGTGCGCCTTGGCTTTCCGGTTCCACTTCCCGCCCGCTGCTTCCAGCACTTTGTTCGTGCGCTCGTACAGCTTGCGGTCAAGCTGCCCGATCAGTGTCAGTTCACGCCCGCTCGTTCCAGCGCGGCTCAAAACAGCAAGCACTTCGTTATCAATTCTCATGGTCATGTCCTGTTCTTGGTTGGTGATGGTATTTAGGTGCAAGGGGGTGCTTGCACCGTTGGCCGTTATAGTGGCAGGATGGCTAGGCCGCTTTCGGTCTGGCGCAAGCCATACAACTGCTCCCAAACTTCAGCAGGGTAAAACGGATCTCCGTTTACGTTCTCGACTTCCAGACCCATCACTTTCGTGCATGCCGCCAGGTCTGCGTCCTCGAAAGTACACATCGGGAAAATCTCTTCCAGATCGCGGACACTGCCATGCACAAATTTAAAATCGGGCTTTTTGCTCATTTTGTTTTCCTTGGTGAGTGAAACTTCCGCGTTTAAAACGCGGAAGTGCATAACTGCGGGGATTCCCGCAGTTTCAGGTTACAGCAGTGCCGGGTGTTGCTGATGCGGGGCCGGGAGCGCCGGCAGCCGCAGGCTGGCCCAGAACTGCTTCTCGGCATTCTTGCGGGATGTCTCATAGGTAAGCACCTGCACACCCGCTTCGTGGATCGCCTCAGTGACGGCATGGAAATACGCGGGCGGGATAGCGTTGATCTTGACGCCGAACAGCGAGTAAATCCTTGCGCGCAGTTCACGCTTGGCCTGCAGCTTGTCCGACATCGGCTTGACAGCCAGGTCGATCAGTTGCGAGATGTAGCCACGTTGCGACGGTGACAGCCCGACAGGTTGCTGCGGAATGTTTAGACTGAGAATATCCGCACACTCACGCAACTGACGCTCGCATTCGATGAAGTAGCGGCGAGCTTGCCGGCCTTTATCGTTGCGCTCGACCATCGCCAGTTCCTTCGCCATGTCGAGGGTGAGGGTGTACTCAACCCCCGGCCTGCCTACTTTCTCGGGAGTTACCGAGAAACTAACCAAGTAGTCTTCGCCCTGCACAAAACCGTACTTCTTGATCCGGTCTTTGACCCAAGAAGAGAAATGGTCCCCGTTTTCAAGGAACCGATGCAGTTCACGGGCGTTGCAGGTTTGGGTGTGATAGCCGTTGATCCGGGCCAGGGTGGTGGTGACGATCGCATGCATGATGGAACCTTTCTTGAGTTTTTTCATGTTTGCCACCCGAAGGTGGCGGCCGAGGCGCTGAAAAACCGCAAGAAGACGGCCGGTAGTTTTCCCCCGAAGGGTCTTGTATGGCTACCAACGCTCGGCCATTGATCGAAACCGATGGACGAAAAAAGAGCCACTAGCTTTCGGGGTGACTTGCCGCTTCTTGAGACGTTTTCAGCGCCTTATGGAGCACACTACCCGAAACCATTTCAAAAAGTCAAGCAACATCTGCCGGTTCCGCCGCGCCCACCAGATCGCGGAAGAACTTCAACTGCAGCACCAGATCGCGAGCCGCATCCTTGGCCTGGTTGATCTCATCGAACCGGCCAAAGCGCATCGATGGCCGGCCGCCCCGGGTGACGTGGAGGGCATACCCCCTCCCCTCGGGCCTGATCAGAAGCTCGCCATCGGGCGGGAGCGGTTGGGTGAATTCGCCATCTTCAAAGCGCCACATGGTCATGCTCCTCAGTAACCAGATCGATCGTTTCGGTGTTGAACCCGTCAGGCCACCAGGGGCGCGACGGGTCGAAGGTGGACGCGTAGCCGGTGGGCACAAATGCGTTCACCGAGTCCCAAGCTGCGATGTAATCGCCGATGGTCTTGATCTTCTTCGTGATGGGCGGGAATACTCGTTTCGTTTTCCGGCGCTGTTCAGCACGCCGGGCGAGCCGGTCTTTGCGAATTGCTTCGTTTTCAGGCTTGTCGGTGTTCTTACATAGGTAGCGCATGGCGTTCTCCTGCGTGGTTGGTAGGTCTGCTTGTTGCTGCCAGCCCCCGCTTGTAGGGACTGGCAGGGGCAAGAAGCCTAGTGCATGCTGGCCTTCAACTGCTCGGCCAGGACGAACAACGCTTTGTTGAGCTTGAGGTCACCGGCGATGTCGGTGACTGCCCGGGTGCTGGCGCGGCGGCCGGTTGACGAGCGGCTGCGCAGCCCGCCCTTGGTCAGGTTCTCCTGGATGCGGTTGGTGACGGTCCACAAATCATCCTTCTTGTCATCCCAACGGCGGACACCCAGCAACTGTTCGGGCTGCAGCGGCAGGCTGGACTCGCGCAGTTCAAGGGCGGCCGAGGCAAACGCCAACTGGGCGGGGCGCGGCAGGATGATGCTGCTGTACTCCTCGATCAGTTGCGGCAGTTCGCGGCTGGCCTCAACCACTGAGAACACGCCCTCGATCACGTCATCCAGCCGGCCGGAGTGGCGGACGCGGACAGACTGCGCGATCCCGTCAGGCACTGCCATGCCGTTGCTGCACACCAGGCGGAAGAGGCCGGCATCGATCGCGAACGCACTGCCGGTGTCATGACTATTGGTCAAAACAACCTGACTAAAAGTATCGCCAACCTGCCTGGTTTCGAGCGTGTTCTCTGCGACGAAGCGCAATTCGTGACGCATAAAACCTTTCTTGTCCAGGTTGGTGGTGCGCGACTGGCGGGCGCTGACCGGCACCAGACCCTCGCGGCGGAGGTTCTCAACGATGTCGGAGGTGCTCACAAACGTGTAGCGGTCAGAGGTGCCCGACCAGGGTTGAGTCGCGAAGACGCTCGGTGCAACGCGAGCGATCTGGTCATTCGAGAGGGCTGAGAGAGTGCGTGTCATGGTAGTGCTCCTTGGTGGGTACTGCGTGGTTGAGTCTGCTTGTTGCTGCCAGCACATGCTTGTACTGGCAGGGGCAAGAAGACTAGGCCGGGTAGTAGAGTTCCTCGTACTCGGGGATGTGCGTTTCATCACGGAACTGCCAGGGCGCGCTGCCTAGCGGCTTCTGGCCAATAAACTCGCGAATCTGATTAAGCAGGTTGCACGCGGCGGACCCCTGCCACGCGTTGTGCTCGCAACTCTGGTATTCCAGGTTGTCGCAGGCGGTCCAGATCACGATCGAGGTGGGCCCCTTCTCGGTCTGGACGTAGTGCTCGGCCCAGATGCGCGCAGCCTTGATGATGTTCTCGTCGGTCAAGGCCGGGCCGGGGCGATCACCGTCGTCGTCATGCGGGTAACGAGCTGCGACTGAGCGGATGTTCTCGACTGCGAGCATCTCGGCGATGTCTGGCGCGCTGAAGGCGGTGACGCCGGCATAAACAGCATAGGCGGCGAGGATGCCGAATTGTTCGGGGTTGACTATGTATGCGGACATGATGTGCTCCTGTTGTGACCCGTAAGGTAGCGGGCGAGGGTGGGTTGTGATCCCTCGTTGCTGCTGCCTCGTGAGAAGCAGCAGGGGCGAGTGATTAGCCGAACATCCTGGTGTAACGCTTGCGGCTGGCGGCGGACTTGGCGCGGGCAATCTCCAGCGCCCGTTCCAGGGTCTCCGCGATTCCCGACCGGGTAATCGCACCGAACGCACACTTGTCGCGGGTGGCGTGCACGTCGGCCTCGAACTGGACGCCCGGCAGGTATCTCAGGTAGCCGTCCGGGGCTTCTGCGTAGGTGCGTTCCCAGACCCGAGTCTGGTAACCAATTTCACGACCCTTGTCGTCAAACAGGCCGAAGGTCTCGTGGCTCTCGTGAGCCAGGACGCGCTTGATTAGTTTGGTGCCCATGGTGTGCTCCTAGTAAGTGGTAGTCATGTGCAAGCAAACGCTTGCATCACAGGTTGTGAAAAAGCGCAGCGGCCAGTGCCTGGTTCTGCGCGAGGAGGGCGGCGGCCAGTTCGGCCGGGTGGAGGGTGGTGATGGTCATTCCGACTGCCATTTGTCAAAACCATGCTTAACAGCAACCCGGACGTACTGCTCGCCGCGCACTTGCGCAACTTCGATCTTGCCACCGGGTGCCTGCTCATACATCTTACTGGCTGCGATCTTCGCGCCAGTAAGCGTTTTCGCGGTAGTGCCTTGCCAATATTGATCTGAGCCGCCGCATACGACGTATTGATTTTGGGCGTGTGCAATGTGTGTCATGTTGTGCTCCCGTGGGTGGGTGAATCATTGAGCCGCCTGTCACGCGGCTCGGGTGATTAACCATCAGATCGGGCAGTAGGTCGGGCTGCCTGCGCCTTGGTACGCTTCGATCACTGACTGGTCGGTGCCCCAGACGCGCATATCAAATTCGCGATAGGACTTGCGAACCCGCATAGCGAACCGCTCGGCCCGGCCTTCGTCGCGGAAGATTGCCGGGTGATAAATGCGTTGGAACATATCTTCAAAGGGTGGGCGAACCAGTGCAACTACTTGGAAACCATTCTCGCGGGGTGCTACTCCAATGTGTGTCATGTTGTCTCTCCTGTGGGTGAATCATTGGAGCCGCCTGTCACGCGGCTCGGGTGATTAACCGAAGAACTTGTTCGAACAGGATGGTCAACGCGTGTGGTTGATCGGATGGTCAGTGACTTGATCCTGTTGCCCTCGCACTCGTCCGGTATGGCTGGAGTCCCGGAGTCCTAGCGGTGCGGTCGCGTTGTTCTGCTTCCGTGATGTGAATACTAGACCTGTCATTTGGTAACTACAAGCGTTTGCTTGTAATTATTTGATATTTTGTCCATGAATATTTTTATGGGGGCCACAAGAAAACTTATGACCCCCGGAAACACTAGGGTCGCGAGGGTTTAGAGGATGGGTGAGTCGTCGATGCCCAGGGCGACCTCTTCGGGCACCGTGGGCGTGTGGGTGCCTGCGCAGACCGATGCCGCCTGTTCTGCCGTCTGGACCAGGGCCACATCTATATGTAATAGGCGCGCCTCGGCTCTCAGGAGGTCATAGTGCCTGTCTGCCATATCCGCATCGGCATCGCCAAGGGGTGCGAGGATCAGGACAAAGGTGCGGCCCCCAACCGGAGGCAGCAGGCTGCGGGCGATGGACAGTGCCCAGAGTCTCGCGCGTGCATTGTGTATGAGGGTGGCGGTCGATGTGTACAGGCCCAGGGCAGCGACGACGGCATCAGATACCCGGTCCACACGGTAGACGCGGCCATCGTGGCTGAGTCGGGCCTGGTGCTCGCCGACCGGCGGCAGGCATGAGGCGAACTGGGCCTCCCACTCGGCGGCCAGGTGCGCGGCTGCGGTCCTGTTCGGGTCTGGCGGCGTGGCCGGGGCGTCGACCATCGGGCCGCGCGCGAAGGCCAGCCACTCGTACCGCACACCCAAGAAGGCGCAGGCAGCGTTGAGGTGCTTGAGGTTAGGGGATGCTGTTGCGCCGCTCGCCCATTGCTGGATGGACTGGACCGAGATGCCAATACCCCGGGCAAGCTCGGACTGGTTGCTGTTTCGATGCTGGATGGCCCACTTGAGGCGCTCCGCAAAATTGGTGTCTAGTCTCATGTTGGGTACCACGTTGTATGTGTGCGGGGAAAATTCCCTACCACTAAAGTAATACACGATCGTGCTAAATACAAGGTTTCCCTTGTACTAGCGAGGCATTCGGTTGCTTTTGTCCCTGATCGGCGTATGCTAAAAGCCCGCTTGTATATGCAAGCGCGTGACTGTATTCACCAATCAGAGGAAAACAAATGCGAATCAATAACAACTCCGGCATCGGGCGTGCGATCACCGCAGCCGGGGGCCAAGTCCCCTTGGCCAAACAGCTTGGAATAACACAGCAGGCCGTGCAGCAGTGGTATAGCCAGGGGTTTGTGCCTGCGTCCCGAGCCAAGCAGGTGGCCACCCTGACCGGGGTGCCCTTGTCGGCCCTGTTATCGCTGGCGGCGCTGCAGCAGATACGCGACCTGTCCGCTGCTCTCTAGGAGCGGCACATGGACATCACACTATTACAAGCGCGGCAGGGTCGCGCGATGTGCAAGCGTTGGCTTGCAGATGGCAAGATCGCCGGGTACGACCGGGCGCGCCACCTGTACGTCAAGACCGAGACGGTCGACAACACACTGTCCGCGCTGTCTGCGGTGCTGTCGCGGATCGAGAAGAACCCAGCAGTGTGTGTCGTTCGCGGGCGCTTTCGTGGTCACGATCACGCTGTCTCGTTGGACACGCTGCCGGATTTAGAGACAGGCGAGCCGATCAAGGTCGTTGAGCCCACAGCAAAAGGGCCTGCATACCTGCGGCGGGGCGAGTGTTTTGAGGATGTGCCGGTGCAGTGGTTATGCCACGATATCGACAAGTACAAGCCTGATGGCATCGACCCGGTTGCTGACCCAGTGGCCGCCATCGATCAGTTCATAGCCAAGCACCTGCCGGCTGAGTTCCAGCTTGCCGGGTATCACTGGCAGCTGTCCAACTCAGCAGGCGCGCCGGGTAACGAGGGCACGCTCAAGGCGCACGTTTACTGGTGTCTGACTGAGCCGCGCACCGATGCCGAGATCAACGCATGGGCGTTCGGTACAGGCGTTGCCGAGCACGTCGATATCACGCTGTTCCGCCGCGTGCAGGTTCACTACACCGCAGCACCCATGGCCGATGCCGGTGTCGTCATCCCTGTGCCTGTCCGCTCTGGCCTGGTGCATGGTCTGGACGGTGACGAGGTGCGACTGGTGCTCACCCAGGGCATGATCGATGCTGCAGCCAGTGCGCAGAGTGCCGATGCTGGCGAGCCGGGCGACTTCGCCGACCCAGGCCTCAAGCCGGGACTGGTCGGTGCGTTCAACCGAACCTACCCGACGATCGACGATCTGCTGGTGCAGCCGTGGTTCGAGGGCGTGTTCGAGCGTGACGGTGCCAGTTCACGTCGCATGACATGGCTGCAGGGTGGCGGGACGCGCGGCGGTGCCTGGGTGCGCCAGGGTGTGGACGGCGGCGAGAAGGTGGGTAACTCACACGCTACAGCGCCAGCAGGGGCACGACTGCTCAACTTCTATGATCTGGTGCGCCTGCACCGGTTCGGACATCTGGACACCGAGGCACGCGCGGCCATGAGTGATGTGGAGCGGGACATGCTCGAGGCCGGTGGCGTACGCGACCTGCCCAGCAGCAAGGCCATGGTCGCCTTCTGCAAGACGCTGCCCGAGGTCGTGGCTGAAAAAAAGCAGGCCGACGCCGTTGATGCTGCGGTGAAATCTGCCGCCCCGGCTGCTCCTGCGGGAATCCCGGAAAAGCGCGGCAAGGAGTGGCACGATCGCATGATCAAGGCTGTGCATGGCGCGCTTGAGCACGTCGGCTTGAGCCGGGCCGAGGTCGAGGCGGTGATGGTGCCGAAGAACCTGGATGCGGCCTGGTTGGGTTGTTTCTTTCACCCAGGCCAGGGGAAGCTGTTTTTGCTCAACAGAGCGGGTGAACTGATACAGCACGTCAATGCAGACTGGAAGCGGGCGACGATCGAGGCCTTCGATGACTTCCTCGATTTCGACGCAGTGGGCATCGTGGCCCGACGTCTGGCCGGCGGCGATGATTCGAGCGAGGCAGACAGGCAAAAGGCCCGGAAGGCGATCTCGGACGCGGCATGGTCCGCCTTCTTCGCGAAGGTGAAAGACTACCGGCAGCGCGTGATGCTGGACTACCGCACAGACATGTTCGCCAGCAAGGCCAGCATCGCCCTGACAGAGCAGACGGCTGCCGTGACCTACGCCCACAAGCCCTTCAAGGTGCGCGGCACCCCTGTGCCGGTTGGCGTGTCCGAGCGGGTGCTGGCCGAGTACCGTGAACACTTCCCGCAGCTGGATGAGACCCTGGACCTGCTGCTGCATGCACGCTTCGCCACAGACCGGCGTAAGGCGTTCCTGTGGCTCAAGTGCGTCTCTTCATGGGGCAAGGGCTTTTTGCTGGATGGTGTCCTGGGCGATGACGGTCTGCGCATCGTGGCGGCCATCAGCACCAAGGAGATCGAGGCCGCCTTCGAGGGCAAGCCTGTTGGGATTGACGCCAGCGTGATGGTCGGTGCATGGGTGATGTGGGTGGACGAGCTCAAGTCGGTTAAGTCTGAGCTCAAGCAGCTGAACAACAGCATCATGGCAAGCCCGAAGAACCAACTCCGGTTCAAGGCCGATTTGTTCACGAAGATGTTCACGAGTGCCGAGGGTGTCGAGAGTCTCGGGTCATCATCAGGCGTCGAGGCCCAGTTCGCCGAGCGGTTCTCCCACTACACGGTGGACACCGGCAGGCTGGAAGAGCGAGAGGTTTTTAACGAGGTGGGCAAGCTCACCTACAGGCGCGCAGTGACCGAGTACGCCGCAGCCCGGCTGAATGCAGGCGTGGCCGCGATGGTTGCGCTTGGCCGGGATGGCTCCGCCAACGTAGCCGACAAATGGCTTGATGCGTGGCACGAAACGACAGGCATCCACCACGAGTTTGGCCTGCTGGAGAACAGTGTTGAGGGCATCGCAGGGGAGATAGCGGGCATGGTCCGCGACTGGGCCAGCCGCATGATCAATGAGGTGGCCGGCACCGGATACCTGGACAAGACACCAAGCGGCGTGGCCTCGCTTCTGGCAATGCACACCCGTGTCGTGGCCGGGTCGACCCGGAAATGGCGGCCAGAGGAGACTCTGATTGTCCTGCGCAACCCCGTTGCCCTGGTCAAGGCCTGGATTCATGCATACCGAGACCCGAGCGAGCGCATCCTGCTGTCCTACAAAGCCAGGCAGATCGCAGACAAGATGGGGCTTGGCAAGTGTTCAAACAAGATGAGGTATTACGACGATGCGGGAACGGAGACAGAAGGCAAGTTCGTTTTGATCTCAATGCAGACCGCAGAGGAGAGAAAAGCATGGAAGGAGAGGATGGGCGAGAACACAAACATCATCAAGTTCCCGGAGAAAACCCCTAATTAATTGCAATTTAATGGGGTTTTCCTGTGTGCTGGGCCGGTAGCGATACCGGCCTCTTTTTTGGTGGTTGTGTGAGTGGCAGGATTTTTTTGGGTGGCTGCGGTGGCTGGGGTGCGTGACTGAGTAATTACCGATTAATTAATGGATTATTTCCGCCACCGTGCCACTCTGTGTCACCTGTCTGCCACAAAAAATCGAATCGTTGGGATGCCGCACAAACGCTGTTTTTGTAATTATCTGCCACTCTGCCACCTCTCTTTCTCTTTAGGAGGAAAAGAAGGGTAGTAATAGCTAGAGAATAAATAAATATAGGATTATCAGAGCACGCGAGAAGCTGCTAGCCGGCAAGTAAGGAGAAAGTCGGGTGGCGGGTGGCAGGGTGTTTTGGTAATTGCTGGAATATTGCAATTAATTGGGGGTTTTTCTCTTCTTCGCCCGGCAGAGAGAAATGGGCGCGCCACGATCTGCGGACAACACCGACGCGCACCGACCCCGGCGACTTTTGCCCAGGATGAACGGATGCTGCTTAAAAAATAGGCAGATCGATGAGAGTTGCTTAAAAAGTAGGCAGTCTGGTATAAGCCGCGCATCGCAACGCACGAGAGGGTCGAGATCATGGATGGCGCGCAGGACACACCGCACCGGCTGCCGAATGGGAGGTTTCCGCCGGGTAATGGCAAGACGACCAACATGCCGCGAACTGGCAAGAAGGGCGAGCGGTTGACGACCAACAACGCCAGCGCGGCAGAGATTGCCGAGATGATCGGGATTGACCGGACGATCGAGGTGCGGCCGGAGGATGTGCTGGTGGAGAGCGCCCCGATGAAGGTCGCCCTGGCGCATCTCGATAACGTCGGCATGGAGAAGCTGTGCGAGGCAGTGGCGAGCGGATTGACGCATCCCGAGGTTAGTAGGATGTTTGGTGTTTCGACGCATCAACTCTACAGATGGCTTGACCTAGATCCCGGACGTATGCGCGGGTTCTCACTAGCAGCGAAGGCCAGTGGAGATGCCTGGATGGACCGAGGCCTGCAACGTGTCGAAGAGGCCGAGGATGCGCTGTCCATGGCCAAGGCCAGGGAGATCGTGCAGCACTGCCGCAAGATGGCAGCCATCCGCGACAGTAAGTACAGCGACCGAATGCAGGTCGAGGCGACCATCGAGGTCAAGGATGATCCTGACAGCATCACCGCCAGGCTCGGTGCGCTGCTCGCCCTGGCCAAGCAACCAGACCCTGATCCAGACCCTGATCCCGCCTAATACCCGTCACCATCCCGTCATACCATGCGCCAGCCCTAGCAAACACTAGGCATGATGGTGCCTATCCTCGGCATCTCAGCTATTTTGATGCGTTGATTTGCAGCACATGCCTAGCAAGGCGTGTGCATCTCGATGGTAATAGGGTGATGAGGTCGCCCAGCGTTGCGTGCGCTCTAGCCCTATCAGAGGCCCACCATGGTGCCTTCATGGTCAGATCGAGACCCCCCACCACCCCAGGGGGGCCACCCGGCGCAGCCGCCGCCCTCCGCGTGAGGGGCACCACAATACGCAGAAAACTCCCCAAGACCTTTTACAAGCAGCGATAGTAACTAGAGTGATGCACCAGTGCGCGCACCAGTGCAACTTGAAAACGCACCAGTGCAACCGGCTGAAAAACAGAACCCCAAAAAATGGCGGGACATGTTCCCCGAGAAATACAAGCGTGGTTGGTTGATGCAAACGATCGCTTGCACTAACCGTAGAAAATGGCGTAAATGCGAGGATTATTTTCTGTTAAGTGAGCTACCCAATGGCATACGTCACCCTGGCCGAGACGCTGGTTGAGGTCCAGAAGCGCGACCTGTCGAAGTTGACAGCAGCGCAACGCAAGGAATTGACGGAGCTATTGGAGGCCCAGAAGAGGTACGAGGACGAGAACAAGCTGTTGCTCTACAAGCCCTACCAGAAGCAGGTCGATTTTCACAATGCGGGGGCTACGCATCGTGAAAGACTGCTTATGGCGGCTAACCAGTGCCTAAGTCCTTGGACGTTTATTGAAACACCGGAAGGCGAGCGCCGGATCGGAGAATATCTTTCCGCCGAAACTGGCGATGTTCTGGCCCTGGTTGATGGGCAAGAACGTGTTGCTCAATTTTCAAACGCAATTCTGAAGGGCATTGAGCCAGCGTTTCGTGTGCTTCTGGACACTGGTCGATTTTTTGACTGCACCCGTAGGCACCGGGTGTTGACGACCGAGGGGTGGATTGAGGTCGACCAGTTAGTGTCGCCCGAAGATGGTCTGCATTTGACGCAAACAGTCGAAGATTATCAGGCCAGTTATGCATGGGGTGGTCATCGACATGATCAACAACCTCACCTGGCAGAAGGTAGCGGCCAAGCACAACCTCCAGCACCAGGCGATGCTCCGCGAGGTAGGCTCCATTTCTCACATAGGGATGCAGAGGCGCGAACACCAGAACGTATCCGTGCTTGTCTAGCGTCCGGCCCCCTGCCCATTGCTGAGTGTGACCCAAGCCACCTCGCGGCCCTGTACGAGCAGTTTGCAGGCCCAGCCGAGACGATGTCCGTTCTACACACGAGTGAGAGCATCCAAACCGTTCAGCGGCTTGTTCGTGAGTCAGGCCTTCAACTTCGATCGCGTGGCGAAGGGCATCATCATTCAGAATCTTCAGAGCAGTGTGCCGCCAGTCTGCTGGCGGTGCTATCTCCCGGCGTTGCAGATACGCCTGAACGGATACCGTTGTCAGGCCGAACTGCGCCGCGATGTCTTTCCGTTGGATCCCTTGGCGAGCGAGGGCTACGATCTCTTCATGGTACTGAGCACATCCAGATATTTTTCCCATTTGGGTGCAAGCGGTTGGTTGGAGGTGCAAGCATTGTAGCAGTTGTACCAATTGGTTACCAGCCAATACTGGACGTACAGGTGGTAGACATTCACAACTACAAGGCTGCGGGTGTCTATCACCACAACTCAGGCAAGAGCTATTCCGCTGCGGCCGAGGTGGCCATGCACCTGACGGGGATTTACCCGGACTGGTGGGAGGGCAAGCGTTTTGCCAAGGCCGTGCGTGGTCTGGCTGCTGGGGTGACGAGCCAGTTGGTGCGGGACTCGATGCAGGTGCTGCTGTTTGGATACCCGGCACTGGAGTTGGGCCACGGCATGGTCCCGAAGAAGACCATCGTCGGGGAGCCAACGATGGCCAGGAGTGTGCAGGGAGCTTACGACACGATAAAGGTGAAGCATGTCAGTGGCGGAGAGAGCAGTCTGTACTTGCGAAGTTACGACGCCGGCCGGGAGCGTGTGCAGGCGTTGACGCTAGATTTTTGCTGGCTCGATGAAGAGCCGGACCAAACGTATTTCAGCGAGGTACTGACGCGAACCAACGTGGCCTTCGGGCCTGTGTTTATGACGTTTACGCCACTCAAGGGGATGAGCGACACCGTCGCCCGGTTTATGCTTGAGGGCCACGGGAACGTCACCAACATGACGATCCATGATGTTGACCACTACACGGCCGAGCAGAAAGCGTCGATCATCGCCCAGTACCCAGCCCATGAGAGGGACGCCCGGATCAACGGCATCCCGACGATGGGCAGTGGCAAGGTGTTCCCGATCGCCGAGAGCGACATCGCCGTTCCTGCGTTTCCGATACCAGACCACTGGCCCAGGCTGTGCGGGATGGACTTCGGTTGGACGCACCCCACAGCGGCTGTGTGGTATGCCCACGACAGGGACACGGACACGGTGTACGTCTACGACACGTACCGAGCCAGTGAGACGACCATCCCCGTGGTGTCATCAGCCATCAAGGCTCGGGGGGATTGGATACCAGTGGCATGGCCGCATGACGGGCACGCGGTCAAGGATGCCAACACGGGAGAGCAACTGGCCCAGCAGTACAAGAACCAGGGCGTCAACATGAGGCACACCCACGCACAGTTTCCAGAGACAGGCCAGGAGGGCGAGCGGAAGATGTCGCGGATGTCGACGGAGGCCGGCGTCCAGGAGATGTTGACCAGGATGGAGAGCGGTAGGTTCAAGGTGTTTGACCACCTGAATTTATTTTTCGAGGAGCTGCGCCTCTATCATCGAAAGGACGGCTTGTTAGTGAAAGTGCGAGACGACTTGATGTCCGCGTCGCGGATTGGAATCTACGACCTCCGGTTCGCGGTGACGAAGCCGTCACCCACGTCAATGATCGATCACAACCGGCGCAGCGACCCATTCATCTGACATGCCTTAGCCTGCAAGCATCCGCTTGACAGTACCAAGTTGTAGGGTATTTTCTCACCAACTTTGATGGGGGGTGGTGACAATGGCGACAAGAGAGCGATATCCGACAGGTGAGGACGGTGTTGTCGGCGAGGAGTTGCGGCCGTTGCTCAACGCGGACGGTGATGTCGTTGGTGTGGTGTCTCCATCAGGCCGCATTG